CCCCAAACGGCAAGAATCTTCTTGGAATCAGACAATAGGAAAGCCCCGGAATCGCATGATTCCGGGGCTTCTGTTGGCAAATGCTGATAATTTTGATACAGTGAAACCTTTTTCCAGCAATCGTCAGCGCAAGTTTAGGTATTGTTAGCGCAAGTACGAATCGTAAGCGCGGGTTCATTGGCCGTATCATAAGCGCGATTACAAAGTAATCATTTGATGGCGCCAATCTTTAATCCTTTTTCGTAAAAGCCTTTACTGCGGTCCAGACGCCACTTGCTATTAACCCAAGAACACCTAATACGGTTACGCCAGTGTCACCAGCCTTCTTTTTACAAGCAGAACAGATGCCAGTTTTGTTTTTTCCGACTATAGTTTTTCCGCATATTTTACATTTTCGTACTTCTTCAGTTCCCTTGCTCATCTTCAACATCCTCCACAGAAACTATATAGACTTGTTTGTTTTCAATCGCTTGTCGTGTATTTTCCAACGCAGGCTCCAACTCTTTAGAAAATGTGTACCAGCAATCGGTGGTTTCCTCTGAATAATGAAAATTGTCGTGCATCAATTCGATGGCAGACATGCCTCTTCCGCCAATCTTCTGCGTAATAAAATCATGCATTACTGTTTGATAACGATCAAGCACCCGCCTTGAATCTTCTCTTCTTCCAAGCGCCTCAAACACTTGCATCTGGACACCGGAAAATTTTGTCGCCAACTGCAAGTCATCAGAAAGGTTTGAAAGAAGCGTATCAATAGATGATTGTTTGTGGAACAATGACCATTTTGTATTCTTAGCAAGATGTAATGAGGCTGTACGCATTTCTGAATAAACACTATTCAAAGCTGTCGTCACCCGGTCAGACGCTTTTTCAAGGAGTAGGTTCCTCGTCTCGATAGATGGTGCGTTTTGCGCTTGTAAAATATAATCACGAGCGTCAAAGAACGGAGTGAGAATATCCCTGTCGCGGTCACGATCCAACTGATAACTTTGCATTTCTTGAATTGCAACCAGCGTGTCTTGGATCTGCTTCATTTGCATCTGGTTTGCGATACTTCGAGTGGTTTCAAGGGTTCCGGGGTTGTTTAGTACTTTTTTTAGTGTAATATCCTTTACACGAACTCCGTTTTCATCCAAGATTACTGCACGAAGATTGCCATCAACCTGTTTGGAATCACCAATAGAATACAGGCCCTTTTTAAGTTTTTCTTTTATACCTACAGGGAGACTGTCAAAATCCGGAACAAGTGTAACATTTCCTTTGGCAACAATAGCAGCCTGCTGAATAACATCATTGATAATACCAATGTCTGCAATAGGCACACTTGAAACCACTTCAACAAATGAGCTTTCTGCTAATGAGCGAGTTAGGTACTGCGCATACAGCCCCATAAAATCACTCATCTTTGATATTTCGTATCCGTTGATGTCGGCCTCTGTCACAAGGATATGTAATTCGGATGGAATAAGAGCTGAGCCGGGTAACTCATTACGTTCTTGCTCTTCCTGCTTTATTGAATCATCCATTTCAATTCCAACTCTTTTCATGATGAGAATGTCATCTTACTTTTGAGCAACCGCACCTTCCGCTTGCCAGCAATCGAAAGCGCAGGTATAAATCGTATGCGAGGGTTTAACTCGCGTGATATCCGAATGGTTCAAGGTGCTACTTGCACATTTTTCGTTCCTCATCTGTAAACAGCTCATAAGACAAATCAAGACGGCGGGCTTCCCATAGGGTTACAAATACATCCGTGCCTCGGGTTTACTAATTAGCTGTTTTGCTGTTCCCAGACCGCCTTGGGCACCTTTAAGTTGAATATAACGGACAACATTATATACACCTTTCTTTTTTGCAAATAGCTATCATGTCCTACGCAAACCTTTTTTCTCTACCCGTTATCGTTTTCCACCCCACATTCATACGAGCTGTATGACCACCTATACTCTACAAACTCTTATGAACAATTTATAATTTCAAAACCGGTTTTAATTAGCTTATCTCTTATTTTGCTATCTATTTTGGGAATTGAAATGAAAAGTTTTTCCCTAGCACGGCTAAGCGCGACATAATAAACTCGGTTATTTTCAGAGGCAATATTCGGGTTCAATATAAAATCCAGTCCTTGATTGGCACCATCGGTTTCCGAAACGATAACCATCACGCAGTTATTCTCGTCGCCCTTTGCATGGCCAATGAAAATATTTAATTTTTCATTGAGTTCAATTACTTTTTTACCGCTAAACCCTCTGAAATTTTCAATTGATATATTTGCAATATACATAACATCCTCTCTCCCTCATACACAATGTTTTTGTTAAATCGCTTTGCCATCTGAGCATCTTGATTTAGAATGTCCTCATAATCGGTCTCGTTAAGATTGAATGTTTTCCCAAAATTCGGACACTTGATTTCGTGCATACTTATCTTGATCCTCATCAACTTTAGTCTTTTTTATTTCACATTCATCATCATATTGTAATGTTGCGTCTGATCGGTAGCTGTAAATATCTTTTCAAACACAGTTCTTATCTGCTGTGGCTCAATAGCGGAAGCATCGAAGAACAGACCATCATTGAAACCGCGCGCTCCGATATTTAGAACCGAAAGCATAGCTGCTGCCACATTGTAGTCGGTTTTATCGATAGAACCATCCGAAAGCGTAGTTTCAAAGCGATGTCGGTTCTTTTCCAACAAATCAGATCGCAGGTCGCCGCTGGAATAACCACATATCTGAAGGTAGTAGTATTCCAAAATGCGCCGCGTCACGTTGATGAGTGCAATCGAATCAGTCGCTGTTCTGTACTCTTCCCAAAGAGAGTCATAAGTATTTTTCACTGGTGAATAATTAACCTTGCCGCCTCCAACACGGCCATCAGGGCGCATACATTCAATGATGTACGACTGATTGTTCTCGCGCTTCTTCAGCTCGTATATACCTACACATTCGTTTTCTGCAATCCTGTTATAAGAAACTTCTTTGAAGAAGAACGGGTTGTGCGTCAGGCAGAAGAATTGTTTAATGTGGTCGTTTTGACTGCCATGATCTGTCATCCGATAGTTGTTATAGCAAATGGCAATCAAGTCCCGAACGAGAGACGCCACAGTAAACATACTGCTGCTGTCCATGCTGGAAACGGGGTCATCGATGACTACGATCTTATTGACCGTTTTTCCGTCATCGGACTGGCTGCCAACGACCATGTGATAGAAATAAAGGAAAGCAATGAAATGACGTTCGCCCTCGCTAAGTCCTTTTGCGACCTTCTCATCGGTTTCACGTATCAGCTCATAGACATACTGTGCGCCTGGTTTTTCCCGTAGATAAAAGCCTTGAAAACCAGCGGCTTTCAGAAGCGCATTTATGCTGTCCTTGGCGACGGTCGTGTTCACGGTCTGCTGGTTCAAACGCCCGATATCAGCTTGTAGAGCGTCGGAGGCTTCCTTCGCCGTACCCATTTCGCCGCTAAGCCGCTCGATATCGGCGGTGTGCCGTTCTTTTCCGCTCTTATGTACAGCAATCTCAGACCGGCATATAAACGCCATGAACTGCCACACCTGCGCGACGCAATCCTGCTGCTTTTTCCCTTTTGCGTCGATAACGGCATTATACTCTTTGATTTTCGCATTAATCTGCTCGATTACACCATTGATGTCAAGAAGGATGCCCGATAAATCCGCAAGGATGACTGTCTTCGCGGGGTCGTCAGTTTTCTGTTTCAAGAGAGCAACATTGCTTTGTGCCCGCTCCATGAACAGGTCGAATTTGGTCTTGTACTCCGAAAGTAGTTCACAGGTGAATGGATTCTTGCTGTTCTCGGTGAGAAGTGCGTGTATGGCGTTTAATGCAGCTCGGTATGCCGACACAAACTGTTCCAGCTCGGTAACGCTCTTTTTATACTGCTCGTCAAAGCAGGAGGCAAGGTCAGCCTCAAACGTGTCCGGCAAGTCCTGCTGACAGTATGGACATTTCCTTCCTGCCTCATGCTGGTATGCCTTATGCCCTTGACTGAGCCATCCGGAAGCGTTCAATGCGCGGACGAAGCTGGCAAAGGCAGAATCGCTGCTACCAACGATAGCCTCTCCAAGGAGAGTCGATGCGGGAATGGTGGCAACATCAATAAGTTTGTACTCAATGAACCGCGTATCTGATGCTCCATAAGCGACTGCGTGTAGTTGGGAGAGAGCCGCTTCATCTATATCTACTGGGGAGTAGGTTTCCAGATGGGCGACGAATTTCTTCTTGTCGCGCGTATATCCGGTCTGTGTCTCTTTATACTGTGTTCTGACAGACTCGGTCATGTCCCATATGGTTTTCTCATATGCAGCATCAATTTTTTTCTGTTTTTCTCGCTCGTCAGCGATCTTACTGTCGATGGACTTGATTTTTGCATCAAGCGCTCGCTTTTCCGCAGTCTTTTTATCGACTTCGGCTTTGATTTCCGCATTCTGTTGGGTGATGGTGAAAACGCCGGGAATATTGCCGTAGCTCTGGATATTGTCAGCGATGAATTCCTCATTATAGACCATCAGTGTATAATCGCCGGGTGTTAAACCGGAAATCCACTCTGTTGCGGCAGGGACGCCTATGTTCTTGGCGAGGGTAGATTTGCCGGTTCCATTGTTGCCAAAGAAAAAGTTGATAAGCGTCGGCTCAAACGTCACTCCGGAGAAGGTGTGGTCGTTCAGCGTGATTTTCTGGATTGCCGTCTTGATCCTGTTTCCCATATGCGCTCCTTTCCATGCTGCGGCTTCATTCAATATCGACGTGCAGCCGTGCCATTACATCGATCAGATTACCATTTTTGATCGACCAGTGTTCTTCGTCAAGCTCATTCCGCAGCGATGCATGTACCATTCCAAGCAGTCCGATATTCTGGTTTAGAAGCTGTTGTGATATGCCTTGGAAGCCAGTGAAGCATACCTTTATTGTTTCGCCCTGCACTCGCATATCCGTAATGCGACCGAGCAGCGCTGGATGACCTTCTTCGGTATAGCCGAAGTGCATATTCCTCTTGGCAAAGATACACGGCATACTCGCAAGCTCGGCAAGGACGGCTGGCGTGATGTTGACATACCGTTTCTTATGCTCCGGGGCAGTATATTTTCGCAAGGCGCAATTCTTGGCGATGGAGAAAGCACCGCAGTTATAATCCTCGTTCTCCAGAACGAATAAACAGTAGCGCTCCTGATTCAATGAAGCCCATTCCAGCTTATGGCTCACTTTTTGCGGCGCTGGATGTGCAGCAAATATCGACATGAGTCCCTGCATAAGCTCCGGCGTAGGGCAGTTAATATTCAGGTTTATTGTTCCGGCATTCGTGCCCACCTGAATGCCGGAGCCGGTGTTGACCATTCCGTTCGTGGCCTGTGGAAATTCAACTGCTGTGGGCTGTGCGGCAGCCAGCACTATTTCATTTTTATCTGCCATTCAATCACCCCCACATAGCAACACCTGCGTCCTGTAACACTTGTATTAAGTTGATATTCTTTATCGCCCAGTGCGTTCGGTACGATTCATAACCATTCACGGTATCAAGTGCATATTCGTTCTCAAGCAACACCTTGACCGGGATTGGATAGAGCTGCCGGAAGTAGACCATCACGCCGTTTTGCTGTTTGCGGACATCTGTCACAAACGCAAATACGGCGTTTTTCTCGCTTGGAGTGGTTTTACAATATTCATCAACAATAATAGACGGAAATCTCTTTATTTCCGCGATTGCGTTATCATCCAAAGAAGCAAATCGGCTCTTTAATTCCGGCGTCATGTACTCGGTTAATGCACGGTCTTTCGGCACAAGCAGATGGTCGGAGATAAATGGGTCAAAGCCAATGAACAGATTGTAGTAATCAGTATTGGCTGGCCTCTGCTGACCATTCGAGCCGGTTATTATCAGGTTAACCGTTGGGGAAAAAGTGTCGGCGTGGCCAACCTGAACGCCTTTCCCGTAATTGTTGTATGTACTCACCTCTGGAACGGTTTGCTGTATGCCGTCCGATATGCTCTTCAGCTTGTCCTCCATATGCAGTCCCTCAATTTATGTTGATTGTCAGAGTCCCGTTGAGCTCTTCAATCTGCACACCCTTGCCGTAATTGTTCATGATAACCTGTTTTTTGGCCTGTGAAGCGGCCTCCGTCTTCTCAGAACGCGGGCTTTCATCACTTTTTGGGACGTCATCCACTATTTCGGCTTCGACCGGTGGTATGTCCGTATCTTCCGTCCGTTTCGCTTCAGCAGCATCTTTATGCCCTTTGCAGGGATAGACCCGCTCGATATGCGTTCCCAAAAGTGTCGGCTTCCAGTCCGTAATCGTGCTGCGACCGAGGATGTTCGTCGGTCGATGAAACAAGATATAGTGCCAAACTCCGACGAGAAATGGCTGAAAGCAAATCTCCGTAGCCGCAAGGATCTGTTCTCTTGTTGAGGGAGAGCCATCCTCATTTATATAGAACATATCTGTATCCGGAATGATGTCATTCCGGATTATTTCCACGAGCGTCTTTACGAGGCGCTCGTCTTTTTTTGAGGTCGTATCGACATCGAGGAAACCATCGGCAAACGCAGCCATGCGTGACAGCGCGGTCTGATAGTCATTTCGAACGCACTCGTCAAACGCATGAACTTCGGCAGAATCCTCGCTAAAAGGCAGGTATGTTCCACATTCTTTTCGGCAGTTCTTGTATGCGGAAGTATTCTCTTTAAATGTGCCACCGGCGGGCGCGGTAAAGTCCGGACTCATCACTTGAATAAATGCCAGCATGGTTTCAGGGTCAGAAAGACCGTCGTGTTCGCCCATATAGTGTTCGCGCACGCCTTTTCTTGACGGATGCGCTTTCATCAAGTGGGTCAGAAAGACCCCGCCGCACAAGTACGGTATGCTCTGTTCGGGCATCGGTTTTCCTCCTTAAAACTAATATCTTTACTATCGTTACTATCGCTGCTAACCATAGCGCGACCACCTTGCTAACTATTGGATAGCTCCTGTGAGAGATCACGGGAGCCTTTCTTCCTGTGATCCTCAACGAAAGTCACAGGAGGAAAAATCCATGTCAACCAATGAAAATCGCAAGGAACACTACATCTACGACCCCGCAACCAAGCAGCGCATCCCCGTCAGCGATGAGGTCTACAACGCGTTCTACCGCCCGATCTGGAACACATTCCGTAAGGCGCACCGCCACGGCTGCTGTTCCTGCCCCGGAAGCAGGTGGTGGCTCTGCGGCGGCGACTGCGCCGATTGCAAGTACCGCGCCGCCGGAGACAGTTTATCGCTCGACTACGAGCAGGAGGTGGTCGGCGACATCCGCGAGGACGAGTCCGCCGACATAGAATCTATCGTGACTGACCGCATCATCTTTGACCAGCTCCTTAAAAGGTTGGATGAGCTGATGCCGGAAGCTCGTCGCATTGGGGAGCTTCGCCTCGATGGCCTTTCGGACAGCGACATCGCCGATATCCTCGGCATCCCGCGCACGACGTTTCTCTCAAGGCTCAAGAAAGCCAAGGCCAAGCTTCACGTCGAATATAGTGACCTGATCTAACCCGGGAAGGCTTTCCGGCTACCATCGTGGCGGCCGGGAAGCTTTTCCGTTTGGATTAGAAGAATGTAAGCTCTCTGTTTTTTCGAGCAACATCCTCATCGTAGGTTTTTTGAATATTTCCAAACTGGATAGTGACATACGTCTTCCCAGAATTAATCGCTCTCTTCACGACATACCCGTCTCCGTATTTTTTACTTACTACGTCTCCGCGTTTTTTTGTGTTACGGGCAGGCTGAGTCTCAACAGAGACAGGTAGCGACTTGTTTTTATCATCAAGCGGCAAGTTTGATTGCGGAATCTGCACAGTTATATTCCTATGAACCTGAATGTCAACGGCTGTATCCTCACTTCGTATTTCATACGTTTTTTCGGGCAGGCCGTATACATTAACGCTTTGATGACCGGTTGAAAAAGTGTTTTCCTCAAGGAAATCGCTAGTTCCAAACATCAATTTTTCCAAGTCGTGCGAGTGCCATTCTGTAGCATGCTCATCTTTGGCAAGTCGTTCAACACGTTTGACCAGCCTTAGGTTCTCAACATTTTCAGTTTCATCGTCGGGCATAATAATAAACAGGTAATCTCGCGCCCGGCTTATAGAAACATTGATAATGTTCTTCTTATTGAGGAACATCTCCTTAGAAGAAGATATCGAAGGAGGAGCATTGAAGACGGCAATTATAATATCACATTCATCTCCCTGAAACCCGTGTATTGTGCCTACCTGAACACTGACAGATACAGGAAGGCTCGCCGACGCCATCAGCTTGTCTATCAAATCTGCCTGAGCTCGATACGGCGCTATAATACCTATCGTAAAATTACGCTGTGTTCCTTCATTTGCCCTCGCAATATTTTCGGCAAGAAAGCTCGTGAACTCAAAGGAGAACAAGGCAGAGTAAATATGGTATGAGCTGCTATGCTGTAGCCTTTTTGAGCGGGTAATGCTCTCATATTTCGTTACCGGAAATTTCACGATATTCAAAGCGGATATATTTAACCCGCAGTCAACATTGAGTAGTTTGGCGCTGTCTGCCGTTCGATTATGCTTCAAAATCCCGCCATAAGCAAATTTGCTGAATACGCTGCCAATTGCCGGGATGCTTCGATATTGTGTCGTAAGTAGTGTGACCGGGTATTTATACGGGACAGTAACAGGATCAACAAATGAGTCAAGCTGAACCATTGTGTATATGTTTTCGTTTTTCCACAGATCAATTGCTGTAATGGGTTCTATTTGAAATGGGTCTCCGGCAATATAGAATTTTCTCGGAGTTTTCTTATACAAAGGATAAACGATATTTGCTATCGGAATCATTGAAGCCTCGTCCACCACAATGTAATCCCAGTTGATTGCATTAAGGAAAATACGCGCGCCATTCGGCATAAAGAAATCATATGGGAATCTGGCGATCGTTGTGACTGTGATTGTCCGCTTCAGCTTACGAATATCGAATGTTTTATCCCGGAACACCTCACTCGCTTCAATAGCTTCATCGTTAGTGATGCCAAATCGTACAAGCCAGTCAATATAGGAAGTATCGCTCCCCATGGTATCCATTAGTCTGCTCACAAGAACATCAGCGGACTTATTTGTTGGCGTCAAGACGAGGACTTTTAAATCTTCTTGCTGCTGCATCATTGGAATCAGTATATTTCTTACAAGGTGCGTTGTTTTGCCTGTACCGGGAGGGCCAAATACAAACTCAATGTTTTCACAAAGGTTTTGCTGCATGTTATAGTCATCATCATAGCCCAAAGCTGCAAACTGCTTACGGAGTTCCTCCAATAAGAAGACCGGGCTTTTTGCGTCAATGCGTGCTTCAGTAACAGCAGAAAGATCAATGCCATCAATGTCTGCATTTGTCTTCAGCTTGACTCTGAGCGTATATGATTTTACGTTTGCGACCTCTATTGCAACGGTTTTCGTCTGATCTCCAAAGTGTAATACGAGAGGGATGTCAGCTAAATCCTCCATAAACTGAGGAATATAGCGACTCGGGTATTTCAACACAAGCGTTCGCTGCGTTCCAGATTCCCTTTCTACGCGGGCAAAACTGATAGATACTTCTTTGCTGTTCAGATTGTTCGCGTTGCTGGTCAGCGTTTCCATTTCGAGCAGAGTATTAAACCAGCAGAAAGAGTATTTTTCAGCATTTACAGCACGCTTCTGAAGGCCTTCAAAATAAGCAATCTTGTCTATTTCAATTGCACTCTTCTGCTTTGCCTGTTCAATCCTCTTGCTGTAATCTACCGGTCGAGGGGTATACTCATCTTCATCAATTTCCTCATCTGCGCGGTCTTCTGGCTCTGGTTGCACAATGTCATTGCGTGTCGGCTGTGGCTTCGTCCGCCTCGCAATATCCCTTATCACTTTTGATGAAGGCTTGCGATTGTAACCCTCATTCCCACTACCTGCGTCTTCACCGAAATCTTCCTCTTCACCTATGTCATCTTCGGAATCGGAGTCGTCGTTTGACACGGTTCCAGTGGGCGCTTGCGGTCCTTTTTGTTGACGTGCGGCATTTGCAGCTTCTCTCTGCTTCTTAATAAACGCAATCTCTTCCAAGTCGTCCTCGGTTAATCCGAGCGCTTCGGCTTTCTTAGCCAGTTCAATACGTTCTTTTTGTTTATCTGTCAGATTATCATAGTCATCGTCGTCGTCATCTGCGCCAGCTTCATTTGCGATTTGTAAAAAGTTAAATAGGCTTGAAGCACCCTCTGATGAGGTATCATATATGCTTGCAATTTCATCCCGTGTTATTTCGCTCGTGGATACGAAGTCACCGGCGGCATTTACAAGCCATTTTTCTGTTCTGAGAAGAACAACGTCCGCTGCCTCAAACGATTGAGTATAACCGGAATAATAGTAGTAGCTACAGGAGCCTATTAAAAGATATGACAAACTGTGATACGTCTCACATATACCAACAAGGGCGCTCCACAGCAGTTTTGATTTTTCGATACTTTTTGATTCCGTAATAGCCATTACCAATTCTTTACAACCGTCAATGGTTTTTTCACTCCATGAATGTCCGCGTGTGGATCGTGGCATGGGCAGGCCTCTCTGGACTGCTTCGGAATAATCGATAGTTCTCGTTACAATTGAGATACTTTTCTTTATACCAAGCTCAGTCAAAAATGATACGAGTTGCTTTTCATTCGATGTGCCGACCAAATCGAGATACTCATCGTATGCTACAAAGAGTGCGTCCTTTTTTGTTTCAAAATACTCCTTGAGTTCCGGCGACGGGAAATACAGATCAGAGGCTTTTCCCCTGTATGGCTGGCTATCATCAGGCTCGTAATAAGTGACGAAATCGCAATCCTTTATGAGCTCAATAAAATCGTCAACTTCTTCCTGTGGGCACTGTTTATAGTATTTAAAGAAAAGCAGGAAGTGTGGATCCGTATCTATTTCAACGCCACTTTTATACTGCGGTAAAATGATATTGTAGATTTGATTCCTTATTGACGGCTTCTTGACTCCAATTTTCTCCAAAAATGCAACAGTTCCTTTATCGGTCAGAAGCTCCGAATAGACAGTAGTATATCCGCTTAAGTCTTTGTCTGGAAAAAACAGAATCAGATGCTCTGATGAATCAAGCGCTGATACAGCCTTCTTGTTTTGATCAAGAAACACCGGCATTTTCTTGATGCTGTCAGTCCGTTTAGTCGTCTCAGAAAGCCATTTGTAGAACACGTGAAGCCATGTTATGGGCTGCTTTTCAATAAAGCCCGCACTAATTCCCTTGATGGACTTTGTCCGTTTGCGATAAGAGGAATCCCAAACGGTACGACCGCTGATAATAACGTTTTCGTCTAGCCATGTATTGGTTATTTCATCGATATATGAAGCCAGCGCTTTATTTCCACGTTGAATCTCATCACGCCCCATGGAAACAAATACCCAATGCGCTTCAGGAATCTCGCAGATATCAGCAAGCTGCTCATCAGTAAACAATTCCGCTAATTGCGGGACTGCGGCCCAACAAGCAGTATCTTTTGCGCAGTACCCATACCGAGTTGGCAGTATGGATTCTGTTGTGAAGACATTCTTGATCTCGGTAAAGAACGGCATAAAGGAAATATGCCGCTTATCATTGACATCAGTAAAGCTGTCTTCGTCAGTGGGTATTATGGACAGAATAGAGTCATCAATAAGCCTTGCTGACTTTTCTATACCTATGTCGCGAAGATACAGCAAGCTGTCGGATGCCAGCTTTGCCAACAGCGCAACCATATGATTGTTGTGAGCAACGCCTGCCCGTATTCCTTCACGGCTGTCTGTTAGCAGAAACGGTGCGTGTATCAGGAAATTAAGGCCGGTGTTTTCTTTGGTCGGGAAGAAGCAGAATGCGGGTTCTTTCTTGGGCAGCAGTTTTTTGTCTTTGTCAAGGAAGAAACCAACGGAATACTTTCTCCCGGCTTCATCTTTGCGTGTGAACAGCCACAAATACTGATCTACAATATCTTCGCCGCTGTTTTGCGTAAGCGTAATTAACTCCGCTGTGGATTCGCCAATCTGCCTTGTTTCTGGTATGCTTTTACCATATAGACCGATAACATCTTCAAATTCAAAATCGATGTCGCGCAGGCTGCTCAGAAAGAGAAGTGGGTAAGAGAGTGATCTCAGTTTCTCTGCTATATCGCTGTATGCCTCTTTTTGACCGCGTTCGGCATGGTCAAAAGGGAAAACGAACAGTGTTTCATTTGCTCTGCGCCCTTCAAAATCCTCTTCAATAAAAGTGGGAACAATGAAGCGGTCAATGCGAAAATGGACATTGGGATCATAGATATAAGGCGTCGATGTATACTGAAAAACGGCCTTAAATCCAACACCAAATTTGCCAATAGATGCCGCCGTTTTGTTGGAGTTGGCGATTGAAGTAATTGAGTTAATATCCCCAAGCCTACCAGCGGCAGAGTCTTCATCTTCGTGTGAAGGGTCTGTTACGGAAAAATGCCGGGTGCCGTTGTGTATAAAGATTAGTCTGTCCGGTTCAAGAATGAAATGCGCATTTGTAGCGCCAGCGTCGTCGGCGTTTTGAAGAAGCTCATATATAAAATGAGCTTGGTCCGAGTACTTTTCAACAACGCTATTCTTTATACCTCTCATTGAGGGCTTTTCAAGGGTGTCGGCGCTTTCGGCACGGTCTGCTGTGAGCGCAGCAAAGAATTGCTTCTCTTGCTCAGTCATCTTGTCATTCCCCAACCTTTCGACAGCATATATTTTTACAGCAACCTACATACAGAAACCATCTGTATCAAAGATATGCGTAAGCTCATCGTCATTTATGGCTTGCTTTACCTTATCCCGTACTGCGGTCTTTGACATGTCAAGCCGCTTGAATTTTCCATCTGAAGCCATACGGATAAGTTGAATCCGCCCAACGACCGGGTTATTCCGGGCATATTCGGCAAAACCTTTCGCTTTTCCGAGATTGTCTGTCCGTGTTTGGTCGTGAGGCTCAAGGATATCAATGATATATCCGCCGTGTGCATCCTTACGAATGACAAGGAAATCCGGGTATGCGGGTTTATATACTCCGTCTTTCTCATACGGAATACTCAGCGACCAGGGCTTTCTCGGTGGATTACGAAGCCAGCATACGAAGTCAGACCGCGCTGCTTCTTCATCAAGCACACCTTGCTCCCAGTTGTTGAGAGCAATTCTGGCCACTCCGGAATTGTCCACGAACAGATGGTTGGAATAAACCCTGCCATTCGCACTGTGCTCGCAGTTTATGGTTTCGGGAAGCATAAAAATGTGCGCACTGACGAGATCGCCGTCGGAAACGATATCATTGTATTTCTTTTTGTACTTTACTGGCAGGTTGATTGTCTGGCGCCGATACCTGTCGTTCATCACGTGGAAACGGTCTTTAGCAAAAGTATTCAGCGCAGCGATGCAGTTGCTGTCCGCAGCGTAAATAATAATATCGATTTTGAAGCCGTTCGGATTGTCCTCAGTCTGATACTCACGACCGTATTTCACACCTATTCCTTCGTTACCGAGCTTGGTATCGGCGAGTCTAAACTGCCTGTCCAGGTCGGTATCCGTGGCGGAGAGAAAATCGTGAACGGCGTTATTGTCTACGCTTTCGCCGAACACGTCAAAAACCTGCGTATTCAGCTTGAACTGCAGCACCTTTGTTGCAAGCTCAGAATACTTACCGCTAGATTTGAGTGATTCTATATAATCGTGAACCATTCGCACGATGTCATCACAGACTTCATCATAGGCGTTTTGATAAATCAACGATTGACTAAACAAGTGTGAAAGTGCGAACAAAGAGTGCAGATAATTATTGATGCGCACACTTCTCACTTCGTATGTAAGCAAACCTGCGTCGTTGATTGCTTTCATCACTTCTTCTCGGTCAAAGTCTGCGGTAATCTCTTCTGCCGTACTTGATACATCGGAGTCATTTGGCGTTTCCTCAATAGGCGCAGGATACTCTTGCACTGTTTGGACATTCTGACCGCTGGGTGTCTGGGCATAGGCCGATGAGGCAGTTGCACCGATTGCATCACTGGGAGCAGTTTCACCCATATTGTCGGATTCCGGCTGAGCAATATCATCTAAGCTAAGCTGCCCCGGTGTTATGACTTCATGGCGCGGCGCAGCAGCCCTTGGCGTAGTCTGCTTCGGTCGTACAGTGAGAGTATCAAAAGTTTTCTCGCCGAACGCTTCACCATATACATCGGTTGGGATGTTACCGCCTTCGGTGCTTTGCAGGGCTTCGGCTACGTCCTTAACGGTTTCTGCATTGAAGTATGGTAAGAACAGATGAACGTCATTCAAAACATCATCTACCATAATGTGCATCTGCATCGGAGTACGCACCATGCGTCCGAGGAGCTGCGCGATATAAGTGGCATCATTGGCATGACGGAAGGACATCATCGTCTCGGCGCGTGGGCAGTCCCAACCTGTGGATAGATTCTCCTTGAAGAAAACAACTTTTATCTTACGGTCATCAGCGATGCGGGAGGGCTCACAATAGTTGACTTCTATTCCATTGATAACAAGAGTGCCGTTGGTTTGGCCGAAGGTATGGACAACCTCGCCGGGTTGAAAACGTTCACCGGTGCGCTCTTCTATTTTTTGCAGGCAATCGTCTAAATCTGTAGCAGAAAGCTGACTTCCGCTGCCGTTTTGAACCTGAATGACGAAAACGGGATTCACATACGCATAATGCTGCTCATAGCAATACTGCGTCCAATGCTCCCATTTCTGTTTCCAATCGTCCGCAGCGGCTTGAAGAACCGCCATATCATTATTAATGGTATCCGGATATGTGATGATGATCCTGTCTTTGAGAAGACCGGAAGCGCGGACTTCATCCGCTGTCGTCACAAAAAAATGCGTAGTAGACATGATGCCGGAGGCGAGATTGTTGAAGCGTTCCGGAGTAGCTGTCATTCCAATTACAACAGGCATAGCTGGCAAACCATCATCTGGGCTGCCTTTAAGAAATTTCTGCATAATGGTGGTGGCTTTGGCTGCGTCTCGGCCTTGCATACCGCGATGGGCTTCATCTATGATGAAGTAAAGCCTGTCCGATTTTTCACGAACGGTATTGGCAAGCGTTTCCCAAATGGTGTATGTCCTACCGTCACCATGCTTTGTCAGATTACTGCTTTTGCCGAGCTTCTGTGTATTCAAAAAATAGATGTTCCCATCATCGAGCATTTCCTGATCGAAGGAGTCATCGGTTATAATCTTGCATTGGTCGAGTGTGATTTTATCGGCTTTTAGGTCAATTTTATCCTTAGACTGCTGATTCAACTCCGGTGAGTCTGAGAGCCATACAAAGATAGCGTCAAGCTGATCCGGATATGTATCATCACCAAATAAGATGCTCTCAATCAACGAGGACATGACGATGGTCTTGCCAGCACCTGTGGGGGCTGTATAGGAAACGATCTGCGGGGTATGAGTACGGCGATAACTGCCGAGCGCTTCGGCGGTATTCAGACGCAGGTTTGTAAGCGCCTGCTTTTGAAACGGGAATAATTCAACCTTCATCTTTCTTACCTCCTTGCGTTGATGCGGAAATTATCAAGATAGCTGCGATACAGCTGATATGTATGCTTGGCGCGAAGACCGGATATCATCTCGCGGTACGCCTTTTCCGAGTCTGTCACAATGAACACCGTATCAATTTCCGGATGCGCGTTGAGCTGTTCGTCGAAAGCCATGAAGCTGCTTTCGCTTATCAAAACTGCAAACTTGTTCTCCGGAAGTATCAGCATATCTGGAACTTCGCTACACAGCTCCGGGCGTTTGCCTATGGCACCTGCTTTCAGCCACAACAGTGGGAGAATCTCTTTGAACTGCCTGCCCAATGCGACATCGTCTTTATCGAGAAAGCCCAGCTTGAAGTATTCACAGTTTGCCTTAAATCCCTGCGACATCGGAATGGGGTTTCCATCTGCGTCGTTGACAAGGTAATCTCCCTTGAGAGGAACTCCATTTATATCGTGCCCTTCGATGCTGCAAACGGTACGTGGCCACGTAATATATCTGGCGATGCCAAGTTTCTCCCATTCTGGATCGCCGGGTTGATAGCCCCGCGCAGTAAGCGTTTTCTCTTCATCAGCTGAAACTTCGTTGTTTGTCACCATGATGCAGCGGCGGTGTCCGCCGTCTTCTGCATTCAAGAGATTTACTGCATGAAGAGTTGTTCCGGAACCAGCAAAGAAATCAACAATGAGCGCGTTGGGCTTTTTTGCGGTAACGAACCGCAGGGTGTCTTGTACTGCATATAGAGATTTTGGAAAGGCAAACCGCTTCGTTTTAAAGATTGTCAACAAAAGACTTGATCCAAAATCTCCGGCACCATGAGACGGTTGATTCCAAATAGAAAGCGGGATCACAGGTTTATAAGATCGTCCAGTAATTAATGTCCCGTTCTCATCTTTTCCCAGCACCTCAAGTTCACCTTTGAGAAGAGCCTTTTCCATTCCTTCTGACAGATAGCTAATTGTTCGGGTCGTTTCTCCAAAATTCCAAGGGCCAAACTTGACATATCCTTTTCCCATTTTATCCTTCAAAGTGTCTTGCGACAAGGTCCACCGAGCTTCTTCGCCGTTTGCTTTGATTGGCCATACTGCAAAACAGTTATCAGGTATACTCACCAAGTCTCTATCTTGGTCAATTGGGATGGAATTACCTGTGTCTACAAAGGCTCCCGTTTGTTTATCAAAAAATATCGGATAGAATAATTTGGGGCGCGCATCTCTGGAGCTGTTACTGCCGCTTCGGAGGAGACTCGCCCACCTAACTTGCAAATCTTCTTTTGCTGGATGAATCATATCGGTATTCCAAGGATACACACACGCTTGTCCGACAAATACAAAAAAGATGTATTCTTCGGCGCGGCTGAAAATATTTTTACGCGCCGAACCAGATGGATTAATCACAGATGAGATCATCTGAATACTTGCTTCTGGAAACATCTCTTCCAACAAACATCCAAGATGCAAATACTCTTTTTCATCGATGGTCACAATCAGCACAGAATTATTCGGATTCAATATCCGCTTGGCTATCTTCAGCCGCTTCTCCATCATGGAGAGCCACTTGCTGTGGCGGTAGCTGTCTGAGGAATCAACGTAATCGTTATTGTACTTCCAGTCGCGGGCTCCAGTGTTATAGGGGGGATCTATATAAATACAATCTACCTGCTTTGGATACAGGTACTCTAATAGCTGAAGCGCATGATAGTTGTCCGCTTCGATGAGCGTATGCCACAGGTCGCTGTCCGGCGCGTTTTCCACTTTATCTATCGGCTGCAGAGTGGGATAAATTGGCTCGCCGAATTTTGCCACAGGCACCAGTTCAGAAAGCGCTATGGTTTCCTTTTCACCGGAGGCAAGGCGCAGACATTCAGCCTTATCACTGTTAATCTTGATAACACGGTACACATCATTGATGGCTCCGGCTTTCTTCGCCACAGTGCTGCCGCGCTTTATTTCGATGCCGTAAAGAGGAGTACATTCCGGAATGTGCTCCTCAAAAACGAGGCCGAATTTTTTTTGCTTTGTCAAACGAGCTGCTTCCTGCATGAGTCGTTCACGCAGGGTCTTGTCCTCTACCTGATTAATCAAGTCATTTAATGCAGCCATAATCTAACTCCTATCTATAAAATGTTGCAGTGGTTATACTGCCACACCATAATTCTACTTCAAAGCGTGTCCGATAAAACGGGCTCACTTCGTGTCGGCAGGGTCGGAATTATCCGCCGCGCCGCCGGAACGTATCCATTCATCCACTTCGGACAGCTTAAATTTCCACAGCCTGCCTACCTTGTAGGCAGGCATATTTCTTTTCGCGATCCATTGCAGAATGGTTTCTCGCCCAACACCGAGATACTCTTGCACTTCCTTGAGGGTGGACCATTTTTCAATGTTAGTCTCGCTCACGCTATTGACCTCCATATTCTGTTCCGCAGTGCCGCAGGGTCTTATACCTGCGGCTTTTCTCTATCTGCGTGAGTGCCATATACACTTTCACATCAAATATTATATCACAAAGATGACCTAAAATCAATGTTTATGGATGAATTTGATTGTAAAAAGTCATAAATACACGTTATTAGGCAGATGAGGCGTGCGGTTTTTCTTCAAAAATCTCTCTCCTTCCTTCGTCAAAACACCTCCCTCATGTCCAGCGATTTATGAAAGCAAACAAAAAACGCTTTCAGGCTGGAGGTGAAAAAAGTGTATCAGACACAGGTAAAACTCAAGAGCTGTACTGCGGACGAAGAGCTCGTCGAAGTCCTCACCGCGATCAGCATCGTATCCATGCGGCTGGCAAGGAAACTAAGTTTGCTGGCCAGACAGAGCAAATCTACGGAAGGAGGAAAACCAGATGAGCAAAATGAGCGAGATGGACGCGACCATCAAAGAATTAAGGGATATTGCATCTTCTGTTAATTCCATCGCCAACTGGCTGTCGGAGCAGTTCAGCGGCAATGAGCCGGAACCGGAAGCGGCGCCTGCCGATCCGGTGCTGACGCTGGAACAGGTGCGGGCTGTTCTTGCAGACAAGTCCCGTGCGGGCTTCACCGCTCAGATTCGCTCTCTGCTCCAAAAACACGGTGCGGCGAAACTGTCGGAGATTAACCCTTCGCATTATGCCAACCTGCTCAAAGAGGCGGAGGGCTTGGGAAATGGGTAAACACGCCATTCTCTCCGCTTCCAGTGCTGACCGCTGGCTCCACTGCCCGCCGTCCGCCAGACTCTGCGAGAGCTACGACGATAAGGGCAGTGACTACGCCGCCGAAGGCACCGACGCCCACGCGCTGTGCGAATACAAGCTCCGCAGGGCGCTGGGGCTTCCCGCCGAGGACCCGACCGAAAATCTGAGCTGGTACAACTCTGAAATGGAGGAATGTGCCGCCGGCTATGCGGCCTATGTGCTCGAACAAGTGGAAGCGGCAAAGCAGACCTGCGCCGATCCTGTTGTTCTCATCGAACAGCGTGTGGATTTCTCCCGCTGGGTGCAGGGCGGCTTTGGCACCGCCGACTGCATCATCATTGCGGACGGCACCTTGCAGATCATTGACTATAAGCATGGCCTGGGCGTGCTCGTGAGCGCGGAGGAAAATCCGCAAATGGAGTGCTACGGGCTTGGTGCACTTGAACTGTTCGATGGCATCTACGACATCGACTCGTTGCGCATGACCATCTACCAGCCACGCCGGGACAACGTCAGCACTTACGAGCTTTCAAAAGACGAGCTTTACCGCTGGGCGGATGAGGTTCTCAAACCAACTGCGGAGCTTGCTTTTGCCGGCGACGGAAACTTCCTGTGCGGTGAGTGGTGCGGCTTTTGCAAGGCAAAGCACGACTGCCGTGCCAGAGCCGAAGCCAATCTGGCGCTTGCCCGCTACGACTTCAAGCTGCCGCCGCTGTTGACGGATGAGGAAGTCGAAGAAATCCTCACCCGCGCCGACGACCTCGTTGCATGGGCGGCAGACATTAAGGAATATGCGCTCCGGCAAGCGCTTAGCGGCAAGAAATGGCACGGCTGGAAGCTGGTTGAAGGCCGCTCCAACCGCAGGTACACAAACGAAGCCCTTGTTGCCAGTGCTGTTGAAAGCATAGGCTTTGACCCCTATGAGCACAAGGTGCTGGGCGTCACCGCCATGCAGAAGCTGCTCGGCAAATCTCGCTTTGAGGAACTTCTTGCACCATATATCGAAAAGCCGCAGGGCAAACCCACACTCGTGCCGGAGAGCGATAAACGTCCGGCAATCAACACAGCAAAAAATGATTTTATGGAGGAAAACGATTATGAATAACAGCACTACGAAGGTCAACAACCCGATGAAGGTCATCACCGGCCCCGATACCCGCTGGTCTTACGCCAACGTCTGGGAACCGAAATCTATCAATGGCGGTACGCCGAAATACAGCGTCAGCCTGATTATCCCCAAGTCCGACACCAAGACGCTCGCCAAAATCAAGGCGGCTATTGAGGCGGCATACCACGAGGGTGAAGCAAAGCTTAAGGGCAACGGTAAATCTGTGCCTCCGCTGGCGGCTCTCAAAACTCCGCTGCGCGATGGGGACACCGAACGCCCAGATGATGAAGCCTACGCCAACGCCTACTTCATCAATGCCAACGCGACCACTGCTCCCGGCATCGTGGACGCTGACCGCAATCCGATTCTGACCCGCTCGGAGGTTTACTCCGGCGTGTACGGCAGGGCAAGCATCAGCTTCTATGCTTTCAATTCCAATGGGAACAAAGGCATCGCCTGCGGGCTCAATAACCTTCAGAAAATCCGCGACGGGGAGCCTCTCGGCGGCAAGGCAAGCGCGGAGTCCGATTTTGCCACCGACGATGACGACGATTTTTTGAACTGAGAGAGGAAAGGTGAAAATACATGACAACCTTACAGACCGTTTTAGTTACCGCCCTTATCGCCATCTGGCTCTGCATCAGTGTCGGGTTCCTTGTCTCTGTGATTCAGAGCGCAATATATGACCGCAAGCGCGAACAGCGCGAGAAGGCGCAGGCTGCCCGCGATCTTGAATACCACGAAAAGCGCATGGCGGACTTTAAGTAAAACAGCAGGGACGGGCGGCAGAGCTTTCTTTGCCGCCTTGTTCCTATTAAGGACGGTTGCTTATGAAATCACTCAATATTGATATTGAAACATATTCCAGTGTAAACCTTGCCAAATCAGGTGTTTACCGCTATGTCGAAGCACCGGATTTTGAAATTCTGCTGTTCGGCTATAGTGTGGACGGCGGTGCGGTGCAGGTCATCGACCTTGCCTGCGGTGAGAAAATTCCGACTGACATTCTCGGCGCACTTACGGATGAAAGCGTGACAAAATGGGCGTTCAACGCCGGCTTTGAAAGAGTGTGCCTGTCGCGGTATATCGGTTTGCCGACCGGCGAGTATATTGCCCCTGCTTCGTGGCGGTGCTCGATGGTATGGGCGGCGACGATGGGTTTGCCGCTTTCGCTGGAGGGCGTCGGCGCGGTGCTGGGGCTGGAAAAGCAAAAGCTCACCGAGAGCAAAGAACTCATCAAGTATTTCTGCCAGCCCTGCGCTCCGACAAAAGCAAACGGGCAGCGCACCCGCAACTACCCATATCACGCGCCGGAAAAGTGGTCGGCGTTCAAAAAATATAACGCCCGCGACGTGGAAACGGAAATGTCCATTCAGGTGAGGCTCGCAAAGTTTCCGGTACCGGACAGAACTTGGGAGGAATACCACCTCGACCAAGAAATCAACGACCGCGGTGTGGCGCTGGACATGACGCTGGTACAAGCAGCTATCGCCATTGACGGGCGCTCCCGTTCCGAATTGACCACAGCCATGAAAAAGCTGACTGAGCTGGATAATCCAAATTCGGTACAGCAAATGAAGCAGTGGCTTGCGGATAACGGTCTGGAAACGGACACGCTCGGCAAAAAGGCTGTGGCGGAGCTTTTGAAAACAGCGCCGCCGGAGCTTGCCGAGGTACTTGCTCTCCGGCAGCAGCTCGCCAAATCCTCGGTAAAGAAGTATCAGGCGATGGAGAATGCGGTCTGCGCCGACGGTCGTGCGCGCGGAATGTTCCAGTTTTACGGAGCCAACCGAACCGGCCGCTGGGCGGGCAGGCTCATTCAAATGCAAAACCTGCCACAGAACCATCTGGAAGATTTGGCGGAAGCCCGCGCTCTTGTGAGCTGCGGCGACTTCGATGCGCTAAAAATGCTCTACGAGGATGTGCCGGATACGCTGTCGCAGCTGATACGCACGGCATTCGTACCGAAAAAGGGTGCAAAGTTCATCGTTTCTGACTTCAGTGCCATCGAAGCCCGCGTGATCGCATGGCTTGCCGGCGAGCAGTGGCGGCAGGACGTTTTCGCCAAGGGCGGCGACATCTACTGCGCGTCCGCATCACAGATGTTTAAGGTGCCTGTCGAGAAACACGGCATCAACGGGCATCTTCGGCAAAAGGGCAAAATTGCGGAACTGGCTCTCGGCTACGGCGGCAGCGTCGGTGCGCTCAAGGCGATGGGTGCGCTCGACATGGGCTTGACAGAGGAGGAACTGCCGCCACTGGTGGATGCTTGGCGGCAGGCGAATCCGAAGATCGTGCAGTTCTGGTGGGCGGTCGACCGCGCCGTGATGGACGCCGTTACCCGCAAGACCACTACGAAAACACACGGCATCTTATTCTCCGCCAGAAATGGGATGCTTTTCATCACTCTGCCATCCGGCAGAAACCTTGCCTATGTGAAACCTCGCATCGGTGAAAACAAGTTCGGCGGCAGCTGTATTACCTATGAAGGCATCGGCGGGACAAAGAAATGGGAACGGCTGGACAGCTACGGCCCCAAGTTTGTGGAAAACATCGTCCAAGCGACCTCCCGCGATATCCTCTGCTACGCCATGCGGACACTTCGCCGCTGCGATATTGTCATGCACATCCATGACGAGCTGGTCATCGAAGCTGATACGAGTGTTTCTTTGCAAGTTATCTGCGAACAAATGAGCCGAACGCCGCCGTGGGCAAAGGGGCTGCTGCTCCGCGCTGATGGCTATGAAACGGATTTCTATAAAAAAGATTGAGATGTTTTGTACGATAGGCTTCCCTTTTTCCAGTGGGTATTAGAGATGGACAAGAAGCCCGTCGTGAAAGGAGTTTCTAAATGAGTATAAACAAGTTTAACAGTGAGGGCTATTACGACCCTACCACCTATGAAGCCCTGTCGCTGATTGAAAAGGAGGAACGCGCACTGCGGGCTTTTCGGCCGATTGTCTACATCTGCTCTCCGTTTTCGGGGGCTGTGGACGAGAATATTGCGGCGGCGCAGCGTTACAGCCGTTTTGCTGTGGGCAATGGCTGCATACCCTTCGCGCCGCACCTGCTGTTTCCACAATTTCTCGATGACAACAATCCGAAGGAACGCCAACTCGGACTATTCTTCGGGAACGCCCTCATGAGCAAATGCTCCGAGGTGTGGGTGTTTGGCAGTAACATCTCAGCCGGCATGGAGACTGAAATCAAACGTGCCAAGTGGAAAGATTACCGCTTGCGCTATTTTACAGAAAACTGCGAGGAGGTGCAGGAATAGTGTTCACGATATACCACTCCGATTTCATCGGAAATCCCGGCAATTGCTCCTATCCGCACAAAGCGGAAATTACCGATGCGGCGACGCTTACTGCTGCGGTCAGCCGTGACTATGTTTGCGCGGAGTACCGCAATAACTATCGCAGCGGTGACAACTTTATTGGCAGCGATTGCCTGCCGGTGGACTGTGATAATGACCACTCTGAAAATCCCGACGAATGGATGCAGCCCGCCGATGTGGAAGCGGCGTTTCCCAGCGTCGCCTTTGCCGTTCATTACAGCCGGTCGCATATGCGCGAAAAGAACGGAAAACCCGCTCGTCCCAAATTTCATGTACTGTTTCCCATAGACCGCGTTACGGATGCGTCTTGCTACAGTGATATGAAAAAGCTGGTCAACGCCATCTTCCCATATTTCGACACGAAGGCGCTGGACGCGGCACGGTTTTTCTTTGGAACCAATTCTCCGCAGGTGGAAATTCATGAGGGCTGCATGAACCTTACGGACTTCTTGGCGGGCGACGATTTCGATGCAAATATGGCCGGCGGGTATCGTGCAAGTCAGGTTATCCCGGAGGGAAGCCGCAACGCAACACTCTCCCGCTTTGCCGGCCGAGTCATCAAAAAATATGGCGACAGCGAGGAAGCCTATCAGGCATTCATGGAGGAAGCCGCAAAATGCGCGCCGCCGCTCCCGGATTTTGAGCTTTCGACTATTTGGCACAGCGCACAGCGCTTCTTTGCAAAAATACAGCGACAGGATGGCTATGTGCCGCCGGAAGCCTATAACGCTCCGGTTTCCTACAAACCCGGAGATTACTCCGATGTGGGGCAAGCCGAGGTGCTGGCAAAACATTTCTCCGGTGAGCTGCGATATTCACCTGCGACGCACTTCATCCGCTATAACGAGCACTACTGGCAGGAAAGTGAACCCGGCGCACAGGCAGTTGCCCACGAGCTAACCCGCCGCCAGTTGGAGGAAGCCACCAAAGAATTACTGTCAGCGATGAAGCTGTTGACAGAAAATGGCGGACAGACGATTCTCGAAGGCGCATCCAAGAGCAAAGCCGAAAGCCTGATGAATGATGCGCAGCTCGAAGCGTATCGGGCATTTTTCGCGGCAAAGGCATATCAATCCTTTGCCATCCGCCGGCGCGACTCTAAAAACATCACCGCGACGTTAAAGGAATCTCGTCCCATGCTGGAAATCTCGCCCCGTGACCTGGATGCGGATTGCTTTTTATTGTGTACACCTGATGCCACTTATGATCTTCGGAAAGGCATGGACGGTGCAAGGGAGCATTCACCGGAGGACTTTATTACAAAAATGACCTCTGTGTCGCCCGGCAACAAGGGATCACAGCTTTGGTGGGACAGCTTGGCGCTCATTTTTTGCGGCAATCAGGCACTTATCGACTATGTACAGATGATCTGCGGGCTTGCCGCGATCGGCAAGGTTTATGTGGAAGCACTGATCATCGCTTACGGCGGCGGGCGTAACGGCAAGTCCACCTTCTGGAATGCGGTCTCCCGTGTGCTGGGTCTTTACAGCGGCAACATCTCCGCCGATACGCTGACGGTCGGCTGCCGCCGTAACATCAAGCCTGAAATGGCCGAGGTCAAGGGCAAGCGCCTGCTCATCGCCGCTGAAATGCAGGAAGGTGCTCGGCTCAACGACTCCACTGTCAAGCAACTCTGCTCCACTGATGAAGTGTTTGCAGAGAAAAAGTACAAGGACCCGTTCAGCTTCACGCCTTGTCACACGCTGGTGCTCTACACGAATCATCTCCCGAAGGTCAGCGCCTCCGACGACGGAATCTGGCGCAGGCTGATTGTGATTCCCTTTGACGCCAAGATTGAAGGCAGTAACGACATCAAGAACTATGGCGAATACCTTTACCAAAACGCCGGCGAAAGCATTCTGGCGTGGGTTATTGAGGGCGCCAAGAAGGTCATTGCGCTGGACTACAAAATTCCCGTGCCAGAATGCGTGCAGAAGGCGATCGCGGAATATCGGGCGCAAAACGACTGGTTTGGACACTTTCTTGAAGACAAATGCGAGCTTGACGCCGGCTTCCGCGAGAGCTCCAGTGTGCTTTATCAGTCCTATCGGAATTACTGCATTGATACCAACGAGTATATCCGCAGCACGACAGACTTCTATTCTGCGCTGGAGGCCGCCGGGTATAGCCGTATCAAGGTGAAAAACAAGCGTTTCTTTGCCGGATTGAGGATAAAAACAGACGACGGAGATTTCGAGGAATTTCTGTCATAAGAGGGCTATGGGATAACCTCGATAAAGGTCATATACAAAAAGTCTCTTAGGAACAAAAAAATAGCTCTAAGAAAAGTTTTAGATATGACATGCGTCGAGGTTAACCCACCTTCAAAAATCTCTGATGGGGTAAGCGATTATGAAAGAAAAAGCAATAGAGAAAAAGCTGGTACAGGCGGTGAAAGCTGCGGGCGGCATCGCGCCGAAGTTCACCTCACCCGGTTTTGACGGAATGCCCGACCGCATTGTGCTTTTTCCGAATGGTCACATCGGTTTTGTGGAGGTCAAGGCTCCCGGAGAAAAGCCGCGTCCTTTACAGCTGACACGGCATGGACTTCTTCGGCGGCTCGGCTTCAGAGTCTATGTCCTTGACGATGAGAGGCAGATAGAACAAATAATCACAGAGATTGGGGGTGATGCCGAATGAAGTTCATACCGCATGAGTATCAGAAATACGCTATCGAGTATATCGAGAGCCATCCCATTTCTGCCGTACTGCTGGATATGGGCCTCGGTTGAGTAAGACGAGCATTGCACTGACAGCACTAAACAATCTGCTGTTTGACAGCTTCGAGGCGCACCGCATTTTGGTCATCGCCCCGCTGCGAGTGGCTCGGGACACATGGCCTGCTGAAGCGGAAAAGTGGAATCACCTGCAGAACCTCATCTGCTCCGTGGCTGTCGGCACCGAAGCGGAGCGACGTGCGGCGCTGCTGAAGCCCGCCGACATCTACATCATCAACAGGGAAAATGTCCAGTGGCTCATCGAGGACAGCAAGCTGCCGTTCAGCTTTGACACCGTTGTGGTTGACGAGCTGTCGTCCTTCAAAAACTATCAGGCAAAACGATTCCGGGCGCTGATGAAGGTTCGCCCTACGGTCAAGCGCATCATCGGGCTGACGGGAACACCCAGCAGCAACGGGCTCATGGATTTATGGGCGGAGTTTCGACTGCTGGATATGGGCGCACGTCTCGGACGCTTTATCAGCCATTACCGGCTTGAATACTTTCAGCCGGACAAGCGCAATGGGCAGGTCATATTCAGCTACAAGCCTTTGTCCGGCGCGGAACAGCGGATTTATGACAAAATCTCCGACATCACCATTTCCATGAAATCTACTGACCTTCTGAAAATGCCGGAGCTGGTCAGCAGCGAATACACCGTCCGGCTTTCCGACGAGGAGCGGAAACGGTACGACGGTTTGAAGCAAGACCTCATCCTGCAGCTGCCGGACGGAGACATCACCGCTGCCAACGCCGCCGCGCTCACCGGCAAGCTCTGCCAGATGGCGAACGGCGCCATCTACACCGACGACGGCGGCACCGTGAACCTTCATGACCGCAAGCTGGACGCGCTGGAGGATATCATCGAAGCCGCCGGAGGAAAACCGCTGCTGGTTGCTTACTGGTTCAAGCACGATCTTGCCCGCATTACCGAGCGGCTACAAAAGCTTCACATCCCATTCTCCAAGCTGGACAGCGCCGACAGTATCCGCAGGTGGAACAACAGCGAGCTTCCCGTGGCGCTCATTCATCCCGCCTCCGCCGGTCACGGGCTCAACCTTCAGAGCGGCGGGTCCTGCATTGTCTGGTTTGGGCTGACATGGTCGCTGGAGCTTTACCAGCAGACCAACGCCCGCCTCTGGCGGCAGGGGCAAAACGCCGAAACGGTAGTGGTGCAGCACATCGTTGCCAAAGGTACGATCGACGAGCGGATTCTGAAGGCGCTATCCAAGAAAGACAGCACCCAAGCGGCGCTGATCGATGCCGTAAAAGCGGACTTGAAAATCTGAGACAATCTATGACAATCCGTGCCAATCCGAGAGCAATACAAAATATCGGAGGGTACAGATGATGAATCCATACGAAGAACTGGCAAACGCCATTGTGCTGCAGGCCGTCAAAGATTACCGGCTGCACGACGACGAGCAGGAGCTTGCCAGCATCGAGCGCTTCTTCCGTTCCGGCTGGTTTGGCACGCTGACCAGCATCAACCCGGAAATGCTGATTTCCAAGCTGAGAAAGGAGAAGGTGCGCTATGACCGCTAAAGCCTATCTTTCTCAGGCGCGTTATCTGGATATGCGCATCAAATCAAAGCTCCAGCAGATCGATTCACTGAACGAGCTGGCAACAACCTGTACGTCAGTGCTGACGGGCATGCCCCGCAATCCCAGCGCCTCTGTCTCCCGTATGGCGGACGCGGTCTGTAAGATTGTTGATCTGCAAGCGGACATCAACCACGACATTGACATGCTGGTCGACCTCAAGAAAGAAATCATGGGCGTCATTAAGGCAGTCACAAACCCAGAGCACCAGACGCTTCTGGAGAAGCGCTACCTCTGCTTTCTCTCTTGGGAGAAGATTGCGGTGGACATGGGCTACGACCTGCGTTACATTCATAAGCTCCACACGCGGGCGTTGGAGGACTGCAAAATCCCTGCCCTTCCCGAAGTGGACACAAAAAGACACTGAAAGACACCTGCCGCTTATGATAGTATTATAATCAGGAAAACAGAATCAAGAGAGCCTTGTGGGAGCAATCCCGCAGGGCTATTCTTTTACCCGCAAGGAAGTGAATCACATGCCTTACAAACCGAAACGCCCCTGCTCCTACCCCGGCTGCCCCAACCTCACGGACGGACAGTACTGCGAGGAGCATCAGCGGCTTGCCGCACAGCAGTACAACAAATACACACGCAGTCCCGACACAAACAAAAAGTACGGCAGAGCATGGAAGCGGATCCGTGACCGCTACGCCGCAGCGCACCCGCTGTGCGAGCTGTGTCTGAAGGAAGGACGGCTGACGCCTGTGGAAGAGGTGCATCACATCATCCCCGTTTCCCAAGGCGGTGACCACAGGGAAAGCAATCTCATGAGCCTTTGCCAGTCATGCCACACAAAAATCCATCTTGAAATGGGCGACAGGCAAATCCGCGGCTGACCGGCGGGGGTATCAAAATTTCTAAACCTGCTTCAAGCGGACAGCGGCGCAGGGCTTCCTGTTGAAAAACGCGGTTTCAAACGGGGTAATAGGCATAGCCGTAAAGCGAGGTGATTTTTTTGGCGAAGGACGGAACCAACAGAGGCGGTGCTCGTGTCGGCGCGGGCGCAAAAAAGAAGCCGTTAGCCGACAAAATCGCTGCCGGAAATCCCGGCGGCAGAACACTGACGGTCATGGAGTTTTCCGGCGCTGCCGACCTTCAGGGGCAGGCGATGCCGGAGCCGAACAAAATGCTCGAAGCAGTCCAAAAGGACGGCAAGACGCTGGTAGCCGGTGAGATTTATAAAAATACATGGACATGGCTGAACGAACGCGGCTGCGCGGCGCTGGTTTCTCCGCAGCTTTTGGAGCGCTACGCCATGAGCGTTGCCCGCTGGATTCAGTGTGAGGAAGCGGTCACCACCTACGGCTTTCTGGCAAAGCATCCGACGACGGGCAACGCGATTCAAAGCCCGTATGTAGCAATGGGTCAGAACTACATGAATCAGACCAAC